TGCCGAACGCCATCGCCGTAGCGGCAGCCAGTGCGGCGGTACGGCGACGGCTCATGATATTGACCGGCCCGTTTATCAGTTCCGGGCCATTCTCACCGACAATGCCCATTTTACCGGCGGGGAGGAAGCCGCCGGAATCGTACATCGGCAGGTTGTAGCCGCCGCCGTAACCGCTGGCAGCAGCGGTGCCATAGGCGCTGTAACTGTTTCCGGTGACGGTTCTGGCATCGGGCAGTTTCTGCGATTCCTTGTTGACGATCCCCAGCTTCTCAAGCAGCCAGGACACGCCGGACTTGAGCGACTCCAGCGGACTCATCACCATGGCAAGCCCGTCAGCCAGCATCTGACCGAAGCGCTTACCCATATCCGCCGCATGGTTCAGTTCTTCAGCCGAAGATTTCACCGGGGCCAGAAGGTCCGTAAACCCCTTCCAGAGCGCCGCCACCTTATCCGCAATCCACGTAAACACCGGGCGCACCGGCTCGAACGCTTCCTTAACCGGCCCGGCAGCAGCCTGAAACCCTTCCACCATCCCGGATAAAAATGCCGTGATGGGCTGCCAGTATTTCCAGACAACCAGTGCGACGGCAGACAGCGCCATAACGACCAGCCCGACGGGACTCAGCAGCGCGCCCAGCAGGCCGCCGGTTGCCATTAATGCCGTGCGCAGCAGCGCCAGCGGCGAGGTGACAAGCGCAAGCAGGATATTACCGAAGCGGCTCACCGCCGTACCGAGCATCCCAAAGCCTGCCGTTGCCAGCCCGGCAACATGCCCCCGCAGGGCTGACAGCGTGGCGACAGGGTTACGGAACGCGGCAACCAGCGCGCCGCCCGCGTTCTCTGCCTGCTCTTTCAGGTGCTTCAACACCCCGTTGCGCAGCGCATCCAGTATGCCGCCTTCCTCGTCTTCCCCACCGAACCCGGAGAGGGCTTCCCGGATGCGCTCCAGCACGGAAGCCGCATCGGTATTCTGAAGGCTTGCCAGAAATGCGCGGATCCCGCCACCGGCACCGGCCAGACCCGGAGCCAGACGGGTAATAATGGCCGCCAGTCCGCCGAACCCCGGAAGCAGGCGGGAAAGCGCGCCGCCGCCCAGGAAACTAAAACCGTAACGCAAGATCGCCAGCGGCCCCAGAATCGCAGCAACCGCGAGCCCCAACGCTCCCAGCGTTGCAGTAATGATTGCAAAACCGGCAACTACTTTAAAAATTGATGAGGTC